GCTTGTGTGTTTTATGGAATGCCAATATTATGTGAAAATAATAAACCACGTTTATTATATCATTTTAAAAATAGAGGCTATAGAGGGTTTAGTATAAATAGACCTGATAAAACATTTAATAAATTATCTAAAACAGAAAAAGAATTAGGTGGAATTCCAAATTCAAGTGAAGATGTAAAGCAATCTCACGCTTCTGCCATAGAATCATACATAGAAAAACATGTAGGATTAGATTTAATTCAAAGTTATAGAAATGATGATGAGATGGGTGTAATGTATTTTCAAAGAACATTAGAAGATTGGGCAAAGTTTGATATTAATAATCGAACTAAATTTGATGCGTCAATAAGTTCAGGGTTAGCAATAATGGCTAATCAAAAACACTTGTACACACCAGCTAAAGAAAAATCGAAAATAAGCATTAACTTTGCAAGATATAATAATAAGAATTCAGTTAGTCAATTACTTAATAAATGAAAGACGTAAAGATACAAGTAAATGCCTCTGCATTTCCAGACCAGTTTGCATCTGACTCCGTTAAAGATTCAGTGGAGTTTGGACTACAAGTTGGACAAGCAATACAATATGAATGGTTTAGAAGAGATAGTGGATCGTGTAGGTTTTATTCTCAATGGGGTGATTTTAATCGTTTACGATTATATGCTCGTGGGGAACAGTCTGTATCTAAATATAAAAACGAATTAGCAATTGATGGTGATCTAAGTTATTTAAATTTAGATTGGACACCAGTTCCTATTATTCCAAAATTTGTTGACATTGTAGTTAACGGAATGAATGACAGACTTTTTAAAATAAAGGCTGTTGCTCAAGATGCATTATCAGCAGAAAAAAGAAACGAATATCAAGAAATGATTGAGGGTGATATGCTGGCTAAACCCCTGCTTCAACAAATTGAATCTGATTTTGGTGTAAATGTATTTCAAACTAAAGAAGAAGAATTACCTGAAACAGATGCAGAGTTAGAGTTATTCATGAATATGAATTACAAGCCTGCTATTGAAATTGCAACTGAAGAAGCTATTGACACTTTATTTCAAGCAAGTCATTATAATGACACAAGAAAAAGAGTTGATTACGATATTACGTGTTTAGGTATTGGAATGGCTAAACATATTTTTTTGCCAGGAGAAGGTGTAAGAGTAGAATATGTAGATCCAGCAAATGTGGTATATAGCTATACTGAAGATCCATATTTTAAAGACACTTTTTACTGGGGTGAAATTAAAACAGTTCCAATAACTGAGTTAATTAAAATTGATCCATCATTGACTAATGAAGATTTATCTGAAATCTCTAAATACAGTCAGTCTTGGTATGATTATTATAATTCACAACAGTTTTATGAAAACAGTATGTTTCATAGAGATACTGCTACATTATTATATTTTAACTACAAAACCACACATACTTTTGTCTATAAAAAGAAAAGTATGCCAGATGGAACATTTAAGACTGTTGAGAAGGATGATCAATTTAATCCACCTCAAGAAATGATGGATGAAGGTAACTTTGAAAAAGTTACTAAAACTATTGACGTATGGTATGATGGTGTTATGGTTATGGGAACTAATATTATGCTTCAATGGAAACTTGGAGAAAATATGGTGAGACCAAAATCAGCAAGTCAATATGCTATGCCTAACTACGTAGCTTGTGCGCCAAAAATGTACAAAGGACAGTTAGAGTCTTTAGTAAGAAGAATGATACCTTTTGCTGATTTAATTCAAATTAGTCATTTAAAAATACAACAAGTAGTATCAAGAGTAGTTCCAGATGGTGTTTTTATTGATGCTGATGGATTAAATGAAGTTGACTTAGGAACTGGTAATGCTTATAATCCAGAGGATGCTTTACGATTATATTTTCAAACAGGTAGTGTTATTGGTAGAAGTTACACGCAGGATGGTGAATACAATAATGCAAGAGTTCCAATTACTCAGTTAACTGCAAATAGTGGTGCAAGTAAAATGCAAATGCTTATCGGTAACTATAATCATTACATGGATATGATTAGGTCTGTAACAGGATTAAACGAAGCTCGTGATGGCTCAAGTCCAGATCCTAATTCATTAGTTGGCGTTCAAAAATTAGCAGCGTTAAATTCTAATGTAGCGACCAGGCATATTTTAAATGCAAGTTTATATATTACAAAAACTTTAGCAGAATGTTTAGCTATTAGAACCGCAGATGTTTTAGAGTTTTCAGATTTCAAAGAGGAGTTTGCAATGCAAATAGGTAAATATAATTTAAGTATAATAGAAGATATTAAAAATTTGTATTTATATGATTTTGGTATTTTTATTGACCTTATGCCAGATGAAGAACAGAAAGCAATGTTAGAACAAAACATTCAAATGGCTTTATCTAAAGAAAATATTAGTTTAGAAGATGCTATTGATATTAGAGAAATAGCTAATATAAAAATGGCTAATCAACTTTTAAAAGTTAAAAGAAAAGCTAAACAAGATAGGGAGTCGCAACAAATGCAACAGCAACAACAAATGCAAGCAGAAATGCAGGCTTCAGCTCAACAAGCTGCTGCACAAATGGCTATGCAAACACAGCAAGCTGAAGTTCAATCTAAGATGGCATTAAAAGAAGCGGAGGTTGGTTTTGAAATACAAAAACTTCAAAGAGAAGCTGAATTAAAACAACAATTAATGCAAGTAGAGTTTCAAATGCAAATGCAATTAAAAGGTTTGGAGTCTTCAGCTTTGCAAAGCAGAGAAACAGAAAGAGAGAAAGCAAAGGATAGTAGGATAAGTCAACAATCTACTCAAACATCAAAAATGATAGAACAAAAAAAGAGAGACTTACCAGCTATAAACTTTGAGTCTAATGAAGACAGTTTAGATGGTTTTGATTTAGCAGAATTCAATCCTCGATAAAAGGCTTAAAATTATAATTAAATTAGTATTAACTTTGTAAAAAATAAAATCAAATGGAATTTACAGTAAAAGCAGTAGACGCAAATGTCGAAGAAAAATCAAGAGCGCAAGTTGAGGAAACGTTGTTAAAACAACACGAAGAACAATTTGAGCCAAAAGTAGCAGAAGATAAATCTATTGAAAAAGTAGATTTGCGTACAGAAATAAATTCTCCTTCCGAAGAAAAATTGGTTGAAGAAACAAATAGTGAAGAATCAGTTCCAGAATTTACTGATACTGACGTTCTTTCATATATTAAAAAAAGATACAATAAGGATATAAATTCTGTTGATGAGTTGTTTGCTGAAAAAGAAGCAAACGAGGACTTGCCAGAAGATGTGTCAAAATATTTAAAATATAAGCAGGAAACTGGACGTGGTATTAATGACTTTTATAAATTACAAAAAGACATTGATAGTATGGAAGATAATGCTATACTTGCTAATTATTATGAGTCGACTGAAGATGGTTTAGACTCAGAAGATATCCAAGATATTATTTCAGATAAATTTTCTTTTGATGAAGATTTAGATGATGAAAAGGATATTAGAAAAATAAAATTAGCTAAAAAAAGAGAACTTTCGAAAGCAAAGAAATTTCTTAATGAACAGAAAGATAAATATAAAGTTCCTCTTGAGTCAAGTGGGGATGGGTTATCTGAAGATCAGGTAGATGATTTGGATGCATATAAAAAGTACATAGAGGAATCTAAAAGTATTGAAGAACTAAACAAAAAGAGGTATAATTATTTCTTAGATAAAACCGAGTCGGTTTTTAACAACGAATTCAAAGGTTTTGAATTTTCAGTTGGGGACAAAAATATTTCTTTTAAACCAGGGGATGCACAAGAACTAAAAAATGTTCAATCTGACGTTAACAATTTCGTTAACAAATTTATGGACAATGATGGTTTAATAAACGATCCTGTAGGATACCATAAAGCCTTTTCGGTTGCTATGAATCCTGATAAGTTTGCCAAACACTTTTATGAACAGGGTGTTGCTGCAACCGTAGATAATGTTTCGAGAAAATCAAAAAACATAAATATGGATGTTAGACAACAGTCTCAATCGGTTTCAAAAAATGGAATTACGATAAGACCAATGGGATCAAGTAGTGATAGCGGAAGAGGACTCAAAATTAGAAGTAGAAAAAATAATTAATTAAAAAAAACAAAATTATGGCAGTAAATGTAGCCCCAGGATTTGACTTGCAGCCAAGTGCGCAGCAAACTCCTTTATCAACAAACTACATAACTAACTTTGATTTCTTGAATCAGTATCTTCCAGATACTTACGAAAAGGAATTTGAGCGTTATGGAAATAGAACAGTAGCATCATTCTTAAGAATGGTAGGCGCTGAAATGCCTTCTAATTCTGACCTTATCAAATGGGCAGAACAAGGAAGACTACACACTAAATACCAGGCTTGTACGTCAGCAGCGGCAGCTGGTGCGGCTGATGGTGTTTGGACTATTCCAAACAATATTGGAAACTTTAACCCAGCTTTGGCTGGAACATCAAGTCAAGCAGCTTTAAGAGCAGGACAGACTGTAATGGTATCTGATAATACACCAGGTTCAACTTTACAGAACAAGGGTATTATATCAATAGCTCCAACAGCAGGTGCGCCAAACGTAGTAACAATTGCATACTATGAAGGTGGCGGTCAAGCAATGGCAGCAGCAACTTCATGTGACATTTTTGTATACGGTTCTGAATTTGCAAAAGGTGTGAACGGAATGCAAGGATCTTTAGAATCTGATGATTTTATTTTCTCAAACAAACCAATCATTATCAAAGACAAATATTCTGTTTCTGGTTCTGACATGGCTCAAATTGGGTGGATTGAAGTTACATCTGAAAATGGTGCTTCTGGATACTTATGGTATTTAAAATCTGAACATGATACAAGATTACGTTTTGAAGATTACTTAGAGACAGCAATGATCGAAGCAGTACCAGCAGCAGCAGCATCTGGTGCAGGAGATTACTTACAAGGTACAGCAGCAGGAGCTTCTGTAGCAGGAGAGTCTGGATCTGAAGGAATTTTCTTTGTAGTAGGAAATAGAGGTAATGTATTTGGTGGTGGAAACCCACAGACTTTAGCTCAATTTGATAACATTATTCAAAGACTTGATAAGCAAGGTTCTATTGAAGAAAATGTTATTTTTGTAGATCGTCAGTTCTCATTTGACATTGATGATATGTTAGCAACACAAAACTCTCATGGAGCAGGTGGTACTTCATATGGTTTATTTGACAATGACAAAGACATGGCGTTAAATTTAGGTTTCACAGGATTCCGTAGAGGTTACGATTTCTACAAGTCTGACTGGAAATACTTAAACGATCCTACAATGAGAGGTGGTCTTAATGCAGGTAAAGTTAATGGACTTTTAGTTCCAGCTGGCTCTACAACTGTATACGATCAAATCTTAGGGAAGAATGCTAAACGTCCTTTCTTACACGTTCGTTACAGAGCTTCAGAAACTGAAGACAGACGTTACAAGTCTTGGATTACTGGTTCTGCTGGTGGTGCAAGAACAAGTGACTTAGATGCAATGGAAGTGAACTTCTTGAGTGAAAGAGCTGTATGTACTTTAGGTGCAAACAACTTCTTCTTATTCCAAGATGCATAGTAAATAGTAGTAATATTTACCCTCGTTATAATGACGAGGGTATTTATTTTTTTATAAATCAAATTAAATTATATTATAATGGCAACAAAAAAATTACAGTACAAAGCAAAATCCTATCGTTTAAAACAAGGTCAATCTCCTTTATCATACATGTTAGCATCTCGACATTCATCGAGATCACCTTTATTACATTTTAACGAAGAAACAGGCGTTAATGAACCATTACGTTATGCTCGTAATCAAAAGTCACCTTTTGAAAATGAACAAGATGGTAATGCTATATTAGAGCCAATTGTTTTTGAGGATGGAATGTTATCGGTTGGTAAAGAAAATCAAGTATTACAACAATTTTTAGCACTACATCCAAGTAACGGATTTGTATTTGAAGAAATTGACAAAGAACGTGATGCTGCGGCTGAATTAGAATGGGTAGAATATGAATTAGAAGCTCAAATAGAAGCTAAAAAAATCACTAAAGACATTTCTAAATTAACACAAATATGTAGAGTGTTAATGGGTAATGCTGTAGAAAATATGACAACAGCTGAACTTAAAAGAGATATATTAGTTTATGCTAAAAATAATCCAGATGATTTCTTAGACACTATTAATGATCCTATGTTAGAATTAATGGACGATGTTTATCAATTTTTTAACACAAGTTTATTGACACTAAAAAATAGTGGTAAAGATGTTTATTACAATCTTCCAAACAATAAAAAGAAAATGCTTACAGTTCCATTTGGAGAAGACGTTAATTTTATAGTTGCGTCCTTTATGCAAAGTGACGATGGATTAGAAGTTTATAAGCTTTTAAAAAATAAAATAAAGTAAAACTAACAACTAACTGAAAATTAGCTACCTTAAAAGGGTGGCTTTTTTTTTGCTATCTTTGTACTTTATTAACCCATTAAAAACTTTTTATAAAATGGCAAAATTTCTTAAAATCACAAATGCTCCTATTACTGGTCAATTGATTAGTCTTGACGGAGTCAAAGCTATTGCTACAGCAACAGCTACAGCAGTAACAGTTACAATTGATTATGTTGATGGAACTACTACAACAGTTACAACAGCAGCTCAAGTAGCTCATGATGTTTACAATTCTATATTAGATAATATGGAAATAGCATTAGCTACATCTTGGCAGAATCCTTTTTTCGAGGTAAGTCTTCCAAAAGCTGTAACAAGTATCGTTAATGCATAAGGGCATTAATTAAACAATTAAAGAGAGGTTACTAAAAAAAAGTAACCTCTTTTTTTTTGTTATCTTTGTAAAAAGAATTAATTATGCCAATAAACGAAGTACGAAATACTGTATTAGCAATAGCAAACAAAAATAATTACGGTTACATATCTCCACAAGATTTCAATCTTTATTGTGCGCAGTCTCAAATGGATATGTTTGAAGATTATTTTTATGCGTACAATAATCAAATAGTAAAAGAAATTGGTCGTGCATCAGGCACAGGGTATGCTGATATATCAAAAGGACTGTTAGAAGTTATAGACACGTTTTATGTTAACGGACCTTTATTTAACTCTGCTACAACTCAATCAGGAAACATTCAAACTAATTTATATACGTTGCCAGCTGATTATTATTTAATTAATAAGATGATGGTCTTTACTAAAGAATTAGCGGCAGGAGTAACAACTTCGACCAATGGCGGTTCTACAGCGGTAAACGACACTACAGCAGACTTTATTGTGGCTGGAGTGGCTGTTGGAGATATAGTTTCTACTATTACAGGAGGAGTGGTTTATAACACCACTGTTTCACAAGTAGTTAGTGCAACTAATATTTTAGTGTTTCCAACGTTTGGAACATCCGTATGGGATAATGTAGGAAAAACTTATAACATCTATTCAGCTAATGATATTATTGAAGCAGAAAGAGTAGCGCAAAGTAAAATAACAATGTTAAATAATTCTATTTTAACAAAACCAAATATTAGTTATCCTGCATATACACAAAATGCATTAGTTGCAGAAGCTTTTCCAATTACAATTAATAAAATTGGTCAATTAACTTCTCAGTACGTTAGATATCCTTTAACACCAAACTGGACTTATGCTTCTTTGGTGGGTGGAGAACCTTTATTTGATCCCACTGCGGCTGATTATCAAGATTTTGAATTACCATTATCTGATGAGCCTTCATTAATAGCAAAGATATGTCAGTATGTAGGTATAGAAATAAGAGAAGCAGATGTCTATAATTTTGGCACACAAGAATTAGTAGCAGAACAACAAACACAAGGATAGATGGCATACATAAACGATTACGCATACTACGCAAATTCAGGAGCAGCTCCAACAGACGCTAATTGGGGTTCGTACCAATATGTTTCTTTATCTGATATAGTTAACAATTTTATGTTAATGTATCAAGGAAATCATGAGTTGATAAATAATATTGAAAGATATCAAATTCTATTTCATGCAAAAAGAGGAATACAAGAATTAAATTATGATGCAATGAAGGAAATAAAAATCCTTCAATTAGATATTACTCAGCAGCTAAGGTTTGTTTTACCACAAGACTATGTTAATTGGGTAAGAATATCTCAATATACAAACGGATGTTTACATCCTTTGTCAGAAAACATTCAAACTAATTGGTCTTCAGCTTATTTACAAGACAATAATTCTAATATTTTATTTGATCAAGATGGTAATATTTTAAGACCACAAAATTCTGAATTAGATTTAGGAAGAATATTAGGTGGAAATAGAACTATATATTTAAATGAACACAGTCCATACAATGGATCTGAAGGTTACTGTTACGATGGTAACTGGTATTTTGATTATGCAGTCGGAGCAAGATTTGGATTAAATACTGAAACCGCTAATTCTAATCCTACTTTTACAATTGATAAACAGTCTGGAGTAATTAATTTTAGTAACATATCAAATGCAGCTTCTATAGTTTTAGAATATGTTTCTGATGGTATGGAAAATGGTGTTGATTCAGACGTTCAAGTTAATAAATTGTTTGAACAATACATTTATGCATATATTAGATATTCTATTTTAAATGGACGTTTAGCTGTTCAAGAGTATGTAGTAAATAGAGCCAGAAAAGATAAAGCTTCTTTACTAAGAAACGCAAAAATTAGAT